TGTCCCTGCTGGTATTATTGCATCAAAATAAACATCAGTAATCTCACCAGTCTGATAATTTATTGTTGCTGATCCTGGAGCAGCAGGGGTTGAAGACGCGTATTGACGATAGTATGTCCATCCATATTCTTGAATCTGTTCTTGACCTGACAAAGAATTTGTTTGAAATATCTGTATTAAATTTCCCTGACCATCATCTGTAACGTTTTGAGTATTTCCAATCCCATTTGATGAAAATGCGTTTGCAGATATTAAAATATTTTGAATCCTTCCCATAGGAAAGCTAAGATTTGACCCACCTTGTAATGCAGGATTAGAAAAAGTATTTGTCAAAGCACCAGGATCATTATTGACACTTGGTATCAAAGGACTGGCTGTCGTAAAACCATTGTATGGGCCCGTGGTTCCATTTCCTGTGGAAAAGGTATCTATTTGTTGCCAATTAAAATTAACCCCATAGAATTGCCAAGGATCTGTATAGAATTTAGTTTCTCGTTTATCGACATAACACGGTTGATCTACAGTGGTATAAAGTTCGCTGTTGAAAGAATATGTTGCTTGACCTACATTCGTAGTGAATGTATAAAAATCTTTTAACTTTAATGACCTAAATTTAGCCGGTAGATCATATGAATAAAAACTATTCATATATGTGACAATCTGAGAATCAGTAATTTGAAAGTTATTTGTTGAACCTGTAAGACGCCGAGCTTTTGCGATTGAATCTCTTAATGACGGAAATAAAGGAAAGGTTGGAACAAATGTCGTCATTTTTAAACCGTTGGTTCATTATCAAAAGCATCTTCCAAAGTAACCACATTTGTACCCGGAATTATGCCGGAAGCAACAGGAACCGCTATACAAGGAAACTGAGGGTCTGAAAATGATATAAAGGGAAAAAAACCAAGGGTGTCAATATCAATCGTAACTAGGGTATCATTTATGGCTAGAATTCTGGCTTGCTTATTATTTAGCTGAATCATTCCATTGGAAGGAGGGATACGAAATCCTATCCACTCCCCAACAAAGAAATTAGTTGTCGTCTCAAATGTGACTACAGCTTGCTGTGCTTGCGATATGTTATATATATATTGCAAATTAGGTATAAAATTAGCTCCAAATGGGGGGCCAAAATTTGGATTTGTCATTACATCACATCCATTGGAGTAAATCTGCATCTAGAAATTACTTCAAAAGATCTTGGGGGCCTGCTTCCTTGTTGAGGTAATTCCAAATTATATCGACGAACTTTTTTCTTGGTGTTATTCAAATGTTTTATAAGCCCCATAGGAAGATCGCAAACTTCACCATGAACTATATGAATCGTTTGTATGGGTTCCCCAGGGTATTTTCTATATGTAAAATCTAACCAACCACCCTGAGCATCTAGAAATTCAAACATTCCCTTGCGTATCTTATCATCTTCTCTCCTCATTTTTTTTACCATTTCATCTCGTTCAATAGCAGGCATTGTATTTGTTTTTTTCTTATGTATTTCTTTAATTTCAACCATATAATCCACCTATTTTTTTAAAAGGAGGGGATATAACTCCCCTCCTTATTTATTTATGCATTAGTTATCGAATTGTTTGGGAAATCCGCCTTAAATGCCATTACAACCATATTTGCGTTTGCTGCACCAACTACGTTAGTACCCAAATTCATGACGTATTGAGCATGATTGTCAAATGCGTCTTGTAAATTTGTTCCTGGAGGTGATGCAGGGATAGTTGAACTGCCTGTAATCACTCCTGTGCTTGTTCCAGTAATTAGAGGAACTACGCCTGAACCTGCTGGGAAGCAGTTTGGAGGAGAACCACCTAATTGGAAATTAGCTGATGATGGATAAGTGAATGCTGTGTATCCAGTAGTATCAACATCAATTGTGATAGATGACTCTGTGGATGTGTTAGTAGTAGTAATTACTCTAGCAGCTCCAGCAGGATTATTACTGAATGGACCTTGTCCAGAACGAGCCGTCAAATTACTTAACTGGGTCATTCCATAAGCTGTTGGGATTTGGAAATCAACCAGTTCACCAATAGTAAAGTCATGTTGACGAGCAAAATAGACTTTAGCTTGTGTAGCTTGGCTAATAAACATAACCTGTCTTGAAGCAGGATACATAAATCCAGGATAAACCTTTTGAAGGAATCCCCCTGTTCCATTTCCATATGTAGAACCTTTAGCTGTTGCAGCAGTAGCAGCATAACCTAAAGTAATGCTTGTGCCTGCTGAGACGGCTGTAACTTGGTATAGAAAACCACTTAATTCAAGTGCACTTGTGACATTAATTAGACGAACAAAATCGCCTACATTAATCCCAGTGGTGTTTGTAGTGGTTACAACAAAAGTAGATCCATTAACACCAGTCGTAATGGCTACTTTTGTAAAGGTAGGAGGATTAGTTTGATCTATAAAAGTAAATCCACCACTTGTTCCAGCAGCACTAACTAATGCATCTGTTGTCACAGTTTGGTTTTTAGCCAAATATGATCCTTGAGCCATAACACTGAACCATTCAGACTCAATGCCAGTTATAGCTGTTGTATCGCCCCAATTGGTTAAATTTTTTACAAATACCCAATCTGGACGATCTGTCATAGGTATATTGACAGAAATAGGAGTTGCAGGGTTAGTGTAACTCCAGATACCGATAAAACTATATGGTAACATGGTAACCTCCTATATCCCTGTTGAACGCAAGTTTTGAATCCAAAGGTCGTTTGTAATGCATTGACCTTGATAGAACGAACAACCAGCTGTATGACGAAGCATACATGGGTCATTATTGTACCCAGGAGGTAGATAAATGAATCTAGCTTTACCACCTGCTTGCCAAACAACCTTGTAAGATTCCTTTGCAGCTACAAAACAGTTTGCAATGTCATTTCCAAGCATGGAAGCATTGGGTGACACGCTACCCTGTTCAGATACAAAGAACCTCACGTTATTAGCTCCTCCAAGCTCTGTGCTTAGAGTTTGGCTAATATTTGGATACTGGAATTTCTTGATAAATCCAGTCATTCCATACAATACTGGGATCATTCTGGTTGTTAACATGCAACCATATGCATCACCAATAGGACTTGTCATTCTGTTACTTTTATGACCAATGTAAAGCGGCTTTACATTGGCGGGGTTCCCTCTTCGGAGATCCCTCACTACCTTTATTTATTCGTAGTGTTCAGACTATCGCATCACCTTTCGGTGTCTTCTCACTTAGTCGTTCACGGTGGCTTTGGCCTTCCGCCTTGTTAACCTGTGCTTATGCAGCAAGGCACTCCAAGTCAATCAGAGAAGATTTTAATTCGGCACACACTTTACCGAATTTCAAGTCTGCTTCTACAATATTTGTTATGTATTCAGCAGAATTGTTTTGTAGTACTGTAAAGACATCGTCCACATCTGAAATTGTCATCTCAGTTGGGATATCTCCATTTGAACCACCGACGCAGTTGATAATTGAAGCACTAGACTCCAAGTTATCTCTTTGCAATGCATCTTGAGTTTCACGAAGAGATTGTCCAAGACGTGCTGCTGCACTATTAAGGACAGGATCTTCATTGGTGATTGTGACTTGGCGTGTAAGTACAATATATGTTGCATACACTCTGACCCTACAATCGACATCGACTCTGTTGAGTTGTTGTGGAGGAGGGTTGTTTTGTGAATCATCAAGAGGAACTTCAAACAGATCTAATCTGTCGTATCTGCTTTGACGATCTATGAAGCCATTGTTGTCAGGTAACTCAACAGGAGTCGCAAATAATTGGTGAATCAAGTTGTGTTCTGGCGTTGACAATAGCTTCGCATTATACCTCTGCTGAATCTGCGGAGGTAAAGAAGCAATTGAAACTGTCATGATTTTTCCTTTATGTCTTAAGACATTTCAGGAACTCCGCTTGCCATTGAAGCATAGCCAGTCATCTCGCGATATAGATCTTTCTTCATAGCATCTGTCAACTGAAAAGCTTGAGCGATTGGACGCTTATCATACGCCATCGGTGATTGAACAGCCTTTTGTGACTTTTCAATTGCCTTATCAATCTCTTTTTCTCTTCTAGTTTCAGGTACTTTTGAAGCAATCCCCATCGCTTTAATGTACTTATAGCTTTGCATTCCGATCTTATATGGATCTTTTAAATCCGCAATCGTCTGAGCAAGCTCGGGTTCCCGTTCTTCAAATAAAGATAATGTTTCGGGATTGACGATATCGGAGAAATCAGAGTATTGACGATTGAGACGATCCATAAATTGACTATCATTCTGCTGTTTGAGATGCTTTTCGACTTCTCTTTTAGCAATATCTTCGGCGTATTTCTGAGCCTTCTTTTCAACAAGTTTGGCTATCTTGCCTTTTGTGACAAACTCATCATCACCAATAGAGTCAAATTCGTCGACCTCTTGAGGTGTTTTCGCAGCTACTTGCGATTGCATTAGCTTTGTAAACATCTCATCGCGTTCTCGTAGTTGTCTCTCCAATTCGGCATTTTTAAGACGCATTGCTTTCCAGTTTCGCTCGTCAGCTTCTTGTCTAGCTTTTGCTGCCTCATTTACTTCATTGACTGGTGTCTCTACCTGAGTTGCTACCTCTGTATTTGCGCTATTTAGGTTTGTTTCATCTGTCATGAATAGATTCCTTTTTTGTTGATGCGGTCGGCTCACTCGCAATTTTCGCCGATGACGGTGGGCTAAATCGCCTGTTTTCGCCCTAATTAGACCATGAAAAAAAACATTGTTATATGTCTAGTAAAAATTACATTGTGTATATAGAATAAAATTTATGATTTGCAATATATGTAAAAAAGATCTACCATTTGACGCCTTCCTTTCGAAGAATAGTGTCTGTTTTCAATGTGTCTACAAACATAAAATTATGATTTTGAATCAACAGAAAAAAAAACCAAAGACGTGCAAAGTGTGTGATAATGAAATTTTAAGAGATGGCAACAAAAAAGTGAGACAAAGAAGTATTTATTGTTCTGAAAAATGTGCTCAACATGCACATAAAGAGCAGGTAAACAATTTTTGGACAAATAAGATTAATTGCAAACTTGAGTTTAGATAACAGCTACTTGAAGTTCTTTT